AGTTGCTCAAGTTGTCGGCTCCAGATGGAACCGGTATCGGATGATTCCGTGCCGGACGACGTGCGTCGGCGCGGAGGCATCAATCAGAATATCGAACAAATCTATCAACACGAGCGGCACGTTGTAGCCCGTGACCGTGAGCGGCGTTCCGCTCACCGCCTGGCTCACGGCACTCATCATCTCGGCGCACTCTTTGTTTCCGGCATAGTCGGAAAAAATGTCGATGGTGACAATGTGGTTCTCCGAGAATCGGTCCTGCGCCGAAAAGTTTGTCGAGCGCACGCCGTATGGCCCGGAGATGTGGACGAACGGGAACGCCACCGTCTCCGGCACCTCATCATATATCCGGTAGGCAGAGGTCACGCTGTCCGTCGTCAGCCGCGCGTAGAGAGCGGATAGCAGATCATAAAATCCAATGTTCCATTGCATCGTATATGTCACGGAGTTGCCTCATGCCTTATGTCTTACGCATATTGATTGATGACCTTTTCGAGCCCGTGCTTTTGCAGGAAATATGACGGCACCCCGGCCCGTCTATATCCCTCGTATTCGTATGTCGGCTCGGAACGCTGATGAACGGCCCGCACATCGACGCAGACAGCCGCCTTCCATCCGGCCTCTTTGAGCCGGAGAAAGAAGTCCATGTGTTCCCACTCAACGAGGATTTTATCATCCCACCGCACGCTGTCAAATACCTGACGTTTGGCGAGGAAGAAGTTCGGCACCTGGTCGGCGTACTTGAACAGCACCCCGCCGGTCTCGGAGACCGCCCCGCCAGCGCTGACGCGGAGCAGGAGCGCGCCGTTGCGCTCGAACCGCAGACCATTCGCATAGGTCTTGCCGCCGTAGAGTTCGAGGCTGTTCTCAAGCCCGAGCAACGCGGCGACGACGCCGAGTTTCGAGTCGGAGTCCAGCACCTCTTTCATCTTCAGCAACCCGTCGCCCGGAGGGATGAGAATGTCATCGTCCATCATCAGCACATAGTCCTCGGTGATGGCTTTGACCATCGCGTTCCGGCCGGCAGAGATGCCGGAGTTGAACGGGAGCCGGATGACGGCGTGGCCCTGCTCCATGAGTTTCGCGTAGCGGTACGCTTTCGCGTCGCTCGGCGTCGGCCCGTCGTCGGCGATATAGATTTTATACGGCAACGGGCAATTCTTTTCGATTGTGTCGAGCGCCCGCATCAGCACCGGCTCGCGCATGAACGTCTTGATAGCGATGGCGATTTTCCCGGCCCATGCGTTCGGCTCCACGGACTTCTGCGACTCCTTCATCAGCGCGGCGTTGTTCAGGATTCGCCCGCGAATGCTGGAGGACGAGATGCCCCGCGTGTACGGGAAGAACACGACCTTGCCGCCGAACGTCTCGACGAACTCCGCGCCGGGACAGGCGTCCCAGTCGTCGCCGTGAACCAGATAGTCGGGATGGATGTCGAGTTTCTGGAAGTCCTGTATCGGGTTCTTGTCGTTCTGCGTGATGACCTCATCCACGAGGTCGAGCGAGGCGACGATTTCCTTCCGCTCGGCGAACGGGATGATAGGTTTCGCCTTGTAGCGGGCCGCCGCTTCATCGGTTAGCACTCCGACGACGACTCGCCCAAGACGACGGCAGTTGCGGAGGATGTTGAGATGCCCGGCGTGGAACAAGTCCCACACGCCGCCGACGAACACCGTCCGGTTATCCTTGAGGAAGTTCTTGTCGATGGCCTCGCAGTCGAGCCAATACTTGTATTCGCGGTCCGGCGTCCGCCAGTCTTTTCCGTAGCGCTCGGCGAGATACTTCTCCGTCGGTGCCGGCAGATAGACTTCCATCCCACGATAAGTGACCGGCTCCAGTTCTTTGAACAACTCGGCGGAGAACACATGAGGCAGGAAGTCGCGGTTCTCTTTGCCCGCCTGCTCGGGACCCCAAGCGCCGTGCCACCACATATCGCCGCGCACGCCGAAGAAGAACAAATCGAACTTGATTCTATCGCCGCCCGCGTTCTTCCAGAACGACACCTCCAGCACGCGCGGCCCGCGCCGCCAGTCTTTATAATGCTCGAATCCGGCGGCGATAAAGTCTTTCTTCAGCGCATCCCATGATTTGCTGTTCTCCGGCGCGATGCCGATATCAATGTCCGGGTCCCACGGCATGAGTTTCCGGTCGCGGAACACGCCGAGACAGGTCCCGGCCTCCAGCCACCACTTGACGCCGTGGCGGTTGAGGATTTCGATGGCCGTCGCCAGGATAGGGTCTTTCGGGTCAATCTCCACGCGCTCCTCCATGTCGAAGAATGAAATCGGGTTCGTCGCGTTCCAGTCGTTCCACGACTGCCAGACGCCCCACTTCTGCCCGAACAGCCGCCACCCTTTCGGGCGGTTCCGATAATGGTCGTACTCTTTGCGGTCAGCGTCTTTTCCGTGGTCGTGCGTTGCCGTGACCTCGGGCACATAGGCGACCCGCCATTTCGTGCGCGTCTTGAGCGACCAGAAGAAGTCGCAATGCTCCAGCGCGGTCTTGAACTGCGCGTCCCATGGATTCGACTCCCACGCTTCGCGCCGCATCAGGAACACATTGAGAATGAGGTCGCACTTGCAGAACCTGATTGACGGCTTCCCGGTCGCTCCGGCCGCGAGCCACTCCGGACGAATGAGTTTGGTGACATAGAAATTATCGTCCTGAATCTTCATCATCGCTTCGTAGTGGCGCTCGCCGACTCCCGGCTGAAGGAGATGACCGCCAGCGAGCCCGATGGTTGGCTCTGCGTCCAGCACCTGACGGAGTTTCTCGATGACGGTCTCCTCCGTGAAGAGGATGTCGTCCTCGCATACGAAGATGTATCGGAACTGCGCCGGTATCTGCTCCAGCGTCGCGTTCCGCACGCCGCCCACCCCGAGGTCAAACGGATGGCGGACGAGCGTCGAGCACGTTCGTTTGCAGAACGGCCGGAGCGCCGCCTGCTGGTCCGCGTGCCCGTTGTGCCCGATGAAGATGTCGATGTCCGGGTAGAACCGACGGATGGACTCGACGCACCGCTGGGTGAGATCGTCCCGGAGGAAGGCGGTCACGAGGATGCAGGTGTCGCTCATATCTGCTTCACCATGACGCCGATGCCGAGATTCGGGATGGTCATCTTCCACGGGTCGGACCAGCACGAGAACTTGATGAACGTCGCGTCGGATTTATCCTCATACTCGCGGCGCAGGTATTCCCAGAATTGCATCGCCCCCGGCTCCTTCTTGTTGTCAACATCGTGGAATGCGATGAGCCGTGGGGCGTTCGGTCCCCATAACTCATAATCGGCCTTGATGCCTTCATAGGTGTGGTCGCCGTCAATGAACAGCAGGTCGATGGGCGCGTGCCCGCTCAAGTCGAAATAATCCTGAAGCGTTAAGGGGTTGTGGCTGTCGCCGAGAATATCGGGCTTGAAGATGCCGTCGGTTTTCAGGTCCACGCCGAAGTGCCGGGCGTGCATCGCCGCCTCGTAGAACCGCTTCTGGCGGTTGTCCCACGTGCCGATCTCGACGACAACCGGGTCCGTGATGTCCCGGTGCGCGAAATAAGCCGCCGCGAATTCGATGAACATCTGCCACTCGTTGCCGTTCTGAAGCGGCATCATGAAGTCGGAGAAAATCCTCAGGTACATTATTTCAGCCCTTCATCTTCATTGAGCGCCGCTTGCAGGCGCGGATACACATCATTCATGTGAGAGAAGAACGCCGGCGAGAGATACGGGCGCCCGGCCACGTAGGTGGCGACATAACTCGACGTGACGCTCTGCTTCTCGGCATGGATTGTGTGCCCGAATTCCACGAAGGGGGCATATTCCACGTTCGTCCCGACGACGACGGCGAACCCGCCCGCCGGGACATCGGTCGGCTGACCCACGCCGTCCGCCGTATCAGCCTTGCCGTCAACCGAGCCGAACCCCTTGCCGCTGTCGGTCCAGTTGTAGGAAATCGAGGCGCGGAGCCGGCCCGTTTTCCACGGGCACATCGACTTCGCGTCGCGCTCGATGTCGGCGGCGACCCATTTCAACGCCTGTTGCATCTTCGCCTGCTTGCGCTTGCCCCACTCTTGGAGGTTCGAGAACAGCGCATCCAGCCCTTCGATTTTGACGTTGATTTCCATCAGCGCACTTCCATCACGGCGAGTTCCATGTAGGTCTTGGCCATGTCCCATTGGATGATGAGTTTCACGTCATACACGGAGCCGTCATCCAGAACCAACCGGTCGCCCTCTTTGAGTCCATCAAGATATTCGAGATAGACTTTGTAGTTGGCGAACACGGTTTTCTTATCGTAGTCCCACAGCATCTCTTTCGTGAACAGACTGTTGAACCGGCACGGGACGTTGGGCCGGACGAGCGCGTAGGACTTGGAAGAGTTCCCGCCCAACTCGTCCGCCGTATAGACGGCCCGCGTGATGTTGACGGTGCGGTTGTAGAGATTGTCGCGACTCATGGCTGTCTAACCCCTTGACTATGCGGTCCAGTTGCGTTAAAATGCATATAGCAACACATGGACGAGAAAGACGACGCGGATGCGTTATAACGGAACAGGCGCCGCATCCTGTGAAATTCCCCGCCACGCGCCCGTGAAGGCGATTTTCGGCAAGGTCGCGCTCCTGCGCGTTTACTGTGAAGCGTGCAAATCATATGGATTCCTAATCGATGGCGCTCTGCAATGTTGCGGTCAGCCGTATGAGCTGGAAACGCAGGCGTGCAAATTGAAGCGGGAGGCGGAGGGCTCGTTGCGAAGGAAACAGCCCCCGGCGACAGTGAAGAAGCAAATCCTCGCTTTCCAGAATCACCAATGCCTCTATTGCGGGAAGCGCTTCGGAGGAGGAGCGCGGATTGAGTGGGACCACTTTCTGTGCTTCGCTTATTCTCGCGACAATTCGGAACACAATATGATTGCGGCGTGCCCGGAGTGTAATCGGCTAAAAGGTGCGATGATTTTCCAGACCGTCCTGGAGTCCCGGATATACATCCGTGGCGTAAGGGAAAATAAGGGCCTGCCGAATTATGATTATTTTGGAGGAAGTTATGATGCGGGATAATCGCGACCATCGGAAATGCTTGATGTGCGGCAAGGCGTTCGCTGTTTTTCGGAAATGGCAAACCTATTGCAGTTCGGCCTGCCGCGTCGCCGCGTGGCAGGCGCGCCACCCGCGCATCGACATCGATGAGTTGAAGCGCTTGCGAGGGAATCCGACAAAGATTCATGGCTGATGCTCATCCTCGGCCAAAAGTCGCGCTTTTTCGTCCGGTCGGAAGTCCCACCGCCAAGCGTCCGTCACGCCCCGGCGCTTCATGTCCTCATATTGCTCGGACACCCATTGCATCAGCACCGGAATCTCGTTGGCGTCCGAGGTCCAGAGTTTCACGCCCACGTCGTTGATGGAGATCGTCGTCGGCATCAGATGACTACCTTCTTGAATTGTGCGAGTTCGGCCCGCACCTGCTCCGGCATCCCGTTCTTGAAGTCGGCGAGCGTGTAGGTGTAGTCGCCGAGCCGCTCCTCCTTGAGCGCGAGGTCTTTGGAAATCATGTTGTATTTGAACTTCACCAACTCCAGACACGCGAGTTCGAGTTCGTACGGTATCTGCTGATATCCGGCCCAGTAGGTGATAAAGTATTCCAGGCTCCGAGAGAACCCGCTCGGGTAGTAGAGAATGCCGGGATTGCGCCGCTCATCCGAGCCCGGTCCTTTCTCGAAGAGGTAGTAGTCGAGATAAAAATTCGTGACCTCGATGCCCAGCCGGCGCGGATAACAATCCCAGCGGGCTCCGTAGGACGGGAGCAACTCTGTCGTCTGCAAATTTGAGACGTAGATGTTGTTGGCGAAATAGATGCCATAGAGTTCGAGATACCAGCCGGGGACCGCGTTGATAGCGTCGCGCAGAAGTCCGATGTTCGCATAATCGGAAAGTTTCAGCGTGGCGACGGTCACGTTGTCCGCCGTCAGGATGAACGATGTGTCGGTGATTTCGATGTACGCGGTGCTGGCGGCGTTCGAGCAAGCGATGAGCCCCGCCGTCGTGCGTCCGCACTTAATGCTGTTGACGCGGTTCACCGGATACTGGTCCAGCACGAGGCGCGGGTTGTCGTTGCCCCAGTAGACTTCGTTCGTATATTGACGGGCGACGAATTTGCGGTTGCAATAGCGCTCGATATAGTCCGAGGCGCGCTCGATGAGCCGCTCAACAGTCCATGCATCGATGGTCTGCAACGTCGTCGGCGCGTTGAGGCACGCCATTGACCCAGTCGAGACAAGATAAGCAGAGTCGGATTGCTCCGCGCAGAGTAGGCCTGCCGACCAGCCGGAGGTTGCGTTGATGCCGGCAACGAGTTCGACCATCGTGTTGTAGTCGGGGTCGGTGAACGTGAACGTCGTTGTCCCGCCATCTGTCCCACCCGTTATGATGAGCGTCAAGGCAGCGCTGGACGCCTCGACGGTAGCGGCGGTCGCGTCCGTTGCGGTCGCGGAAACCCAGAGTGCGTTCTTGCGCGGCGATACGCCGAGATAGGCGAGCGCCTCGTCGGTCGATGTCAATGCGTATTTATTCAGACTCATGGCTGACTCCTAGAGCGGTTCCTCGACCTCGAACGATGAGGTGTCGCCATAGCCCTTCCAGTCGGGCGTCTCGACGTATGCTTGTATCTGCCAACGGCCGGCCTCGTTCAAATCGTTCGCCACGGTGATGTAATAAATCTCGGTCGTCCCGACCACCGCCGCAGTCCAGACGCCCTCGATGCCGGAGGGGGTGCGGTAGTGGATTTGGGCCAGGGTCGCGGCGGTGACGACCGCTCCGCAGTCCAGGATGATCGTGGTGTCCGCTTCTCCGATGTAGATTGGCATAATGGCTCTCCTATGGAATGATGCGTCCCGTGAGCAGAATCCGGCGGTTGATGACCGATGGCTCCTCCTCGTCCGTGATGATGACGATGGGGCTCTGGAGCCGGATGGTGCGATCGATGATGCTCGCTCCCGCTACGAGCCGATGGCACCGAGTGATTTTCACCTTCGGTTTGATGGTGCAGAAGCGCCCGTGGTTCGCCGCCACCGGGACCGTCACGTTAACGATGGCCCCGACGGATACATAGACGCTCGGTGCCGTGAACCGTCCAGCGAGGGGAGCGGGATTGACCGTTATTGAGCCGCTGGCCCTGATGCTCGGGTTGACCGCTGTAAAGGTTCCGCTAACCGGGCTTGGCGTAATGACCGTCGAAATCAAGAATGACGGGGCAACGGCAGAGAACCGGCCGCCGCCAGGGACGACAGAAACATTCACGTCGCCTTCCGCATTTTGGGCTGGCGCGTAGAACTCACCCTCTATGGCGATGACTTCAACAACGATGCCGATGCTCTGTCCGGTTATAGATAGCGACGGGGGCACTGCGCTGAACTTACCTGACACGGGTGCCCCATTCACCACAGCGGAGCTCGCAAGAACCGGCCCAGCCTGCGAGAACTGTCCAGCGATAGCATCCGGCGAGGCCGCAACGGCCACGCTGGGCGTTGGGCCCATCTGACTGAACTGCCCGGTGATAGCATTGACGGACACGGTGATGCTGACCGTCGTGGCAATAATTGGCACAGCTACCGAGAACTGACCCCCGACCGCACTCGGGAAGATAACGGTCATCTCGCTGATTTGCAGGCTTGGCGCTGGCAGCATGAACTGGCCCGTGATTAGAGAGGCGGTCACGATGGCAGACGCTGGCATTACCGGGGGCGGAGCTATGAATTGCCCGGCGATCGCATTCGGAGCAACCACGGTGCTTGCCACTACCGTCGGGGTCGGCAACGAGAACTGCCCATCAATATCATATGGAATTAGAACGGCGTCTATTGCGCTCGTCAGATATGGACATAAGAACTGACCGGAGACCGCGTTCGGCGTGACGCCCGCCAGTGCATTAAAGAAGAGCGTCGGGGCGACCGCTGTAAATGTTCCGACGACGGGGGCAGTGACGTATAATGGAGACACGCTCAAGGATGGGTTATTCGGGATGATAAACTGACCGGCGATGGGAGCGACAACGATAGTTATGTTTGCCTGGCCGGTCTGGGTGGTCACTGTCGGTCCGGCCAGAACGTATGATCCCGGCAATGGAGGCATAGACAACAGCGCGGAAATCGATAGCGACGGGTTATTCGGGGCGACGAACTGCCCTGTGGCGGGGCCAGGGGTAACGAGCGTTCCAATATAGACACTCGGAATGCCGGAAATGAACGCACTGCCTATGGCATCGGCAACGAGAATCGTAGAAATTGAAAGCGCCGGATTATTCGGTGCGATGAATTGCCCTGTGACGGGAGCCAGAACGATTGTGATTTGCGTAACAACCGATGGCGCGATGCTTGAATACTGACCAGCGATGGCATTGGGGGCTATAAGCGACGATCCGCTCGGAGAAGCCGATGCCTGCGAGAACTGCCCCGTAATAGGCGTCGGGATGACCGTGCAGTTGAATATCACGAGCAGCGTTGGGATAACGGGTGCGAATGTCCCGGTGATCGGTGCGGTGACGATAACGGCGGATGCCGTTAAGGCTGGGGCGATCTGGCTGAACTGCCCGCCTATCGCGTTGGGCGCGGCGACGAGGCCGGTGAGCAAAGTCGGGGCGACCGTACCGAAGTGACCCGCAATAGGTGCAGGCAAGACGACGACGCTGGCCGTGACGGTCGGGGCCGGTAAGTTGAACTGCCCTGCGAGCACCGGGGTGGCAATAAGCGCACCAGCCAGCACAGTCGAGGCGACCGTTGAGAATAGGCCGGAGATGGCGTTAGCAGCGACAGAGGCCCAGCCCGCAACGGTCGAAGCGATAGCCGCGAATAATCCGCCGACGGGGTCCGGCGTGATCGTGATGCTTGCTGGGTTGGCGATAGAAATAGTCGGGCCAACCGTAGCGAATTGACTCGTGATCGGAGCGACGCTTTCCCAAGTATCGACCTCGATTGCCGGGGCGTTTGGGGCGATGACCTGGCCCGTTGATGGAGAAGGGGCAATGACGGCGCTCGCCGCCGCTGTCGCTCCAATCGCCGCCATTGCCCCAGCGACAGGGCTGGGAGTTATAGTCACGGAAGTGGCCGGTGGCGTGACTCCGGCTCGGATGGAGTACCCATAATTTTCTGTCGCGTCAATGGTCCCGAAGGGGTCGGGGAGGGCCCCGTATGTGACTACTTTGTATGAGTCCTGTTTGGCCGTATTGCAGTAAAAGTACAATGCTCCATCGGGGTTAAACGCCAGCCAGTAATAAGTCCCCGAAGTCACGGCCAGCGACAACCCGGTGATGGATTGCCATCCGGTGCCAGGATTGGTTAGAACTCCAGCGTCCAGTAACAGGGCACCGGGCTGGGTGGTGCTCCCGGTGTCCGCATAAACACCGAGATGTGTATGCCCGGTATAAGCGGAATAGACATTAAGGCCGATTTCGGTCAGCGTCCCAGTAGTGCCACATAAGCATCGAACAGCTCCCTGATAACCCCCGGTCCAGTCAATATGACCGTTGCCGTTATCGTTATTGCCGAAATAACTTATGGACACCAATGCCTCAGTAGTTCATCTTCACTATCGTCGAAACATGGGCTCCGCTAGCCAGGTTAGTCGTGACGGAGATGGATGGAACCGCCAATGCGAATGTGCCGGCAAGAGCATTTGGGGTAGGGGTAATGCTGGCCCCGCCCGTCGTGTAGGTGGCGTAGATGGAAACCAACCCTGTAAATTCGGAGCCCAAGAGGGGATTGGGCCAAGTTGGGAAGGTGCCCGGGACCGACATTATCGAGAAAACACCGCTAGCGTCGTATTTTGTATAAACGGCCGTCCCGTTCGTCCAAATCTCAAGGTAGAAATCCCCCGCCACGGCGACATAGGGAGTGACAAGATTTTGCGTTCTCCAGTCATAGGCCGAGATGATGGCAGCCGGCGCAGTGTAGCCGACCAACGCCCCGTCCCCGCCGCCGGTGACCGTGTAAAGGGCGAATGAATAGCTCCCAGACCCGCTGTCCTGACCGAAGTACGCGGTAATCGAGGTGATAATCCCCGCCTCGGCCAGGGTGGCCTTGCCGCCGAGAACGCCGTATGGCCCGGAGATGTTGAGCCAGCTGGCTCCGATGTTCTGATTGCCGAAAACGGACATTTTAGTCTCCTATCTCGGATACGGATGAGCGCCCTGGTCCGGGGCCGTTCCGTAGAGGACGCGCACCCCGTCCGACTTTTTGTAGAGCCACACGGAATCCCCATTGCTCCAACTCAGGGCGGAGGCCAGGGTAATCGTCTTGGTGTCGTAGTTTATGAACGAAATCTGAGCGATGTTTCCTACCGTCCCTATCGCTATCCAATCTGGGAACAGCGTCACGCCGCGGGCCAAGTCCGACCCCCAAGTTCCGTCTTGGAAGGGAACAACACTCCCTGTTGCAAGGGGAGTAACGACAAGCGTCACGGAAGAATTTCCGGCCCCGTTAGCCATCGCCAATGCTTGTCCGCCGCCGATACACAGAGAACCCGCCTGAAGGGCGAGATTTGGGGCTGTCAAACTGAACGGGTCGGTCAGGGTCGTATTCGTGAACAGCGGGTCGCCATTGGCTCCCAGGAAGTTGTTGGCTATTGTGTTCACCGCGGGGTCCATGTCAATCTCAAAGTGTCCATTGTTAGGGCTATATGGGCCGCATAGATTGAGGATGTTGTTGACGAGAACATTCCCAACGCGCTGATAGACAGGCACATAAGCGGGGGCGAAAATGCCATCCCCCTGCCAGATTCCATCAGGAGCAATGGCATTGTCGTAGCGTCCAGACTTATAAATCGTGTTGTTGTAGAAGGCGTTGTAGTCGGCGTAGTATGCCCCCGAGCCGCCCTCCTTGAAAAGAACTCCGTTGTTGACGGCATTAAACATATCGTTGTAGCGGATAATGTTCTTCGGCGCCACAATGGTTAGGTTTTCCCCCCCGCCGTCCTCGGCAGGTGGGCCGGGAGTTCCAAAGCGATTCCCCTCCAATAGTTGATAAAACGCGGGATAGTTCCCAAACCAACTTGAGATAGCATAGTTACGATGGCCCCACAGATTTGCGGAGGCGGCCGGCGGAACGGTGTCGGGCAGATAAGACGCGACCGGGTAGCCGGTGTTGTTGGTCAGCCACCCCTCGTTGTGCATGAAGTTGTTTTTAATGACGCTGAACCGACTACACACTTCTAAGTTGCAATGACCATTATGATGGAAGTCGCAATTCTCAATCGTAATATAGTCGTTCCCGTCCTCAACCTGCGGCCCGATACTTTGATCAACCAAATTGTTGCTTCCAAAATACATATAACCGATGTCATGAAACGTGCAGTTGTGTATCCAATTGTGAAGGCATGGGCGCGCCTTTGAGTCGCTTCTCCATGTAACACGCCCACCTCCGTTCCCGTCGATGTCCATATTCCTAAACTCGTTATAGTTGGAACTGTACCAGACCGCCAGGACCATCACGTTGTCGCCGTTTGCGTTAGGCCCGGTATAATCGCCCTTGATGTTGATTCCGTCGAAAACTTGCCAACTTTGGGTCCACAAGAGGACGTTGTAATAATAGTAGCCATCGAAAACGGAATTGTTACTGATTAGGACGTATTCGCCGTTGTAGTTTCTCCATGTTATTTTTGCCCCAGACGTGCCGGAATGGGCGGGAGCAAGGGGAGTGCGATATGTCCCGGCCCGCAGAA